CGATGACCCCCCAACTGCATGTATTATCATCTCTAATGGGAACTGATCCATAGTAAGCTTCTCCTTTTAAATGTTTAATCCAATGATCCTTAGTCATTGGTTGAGGTTCAACCCAATGTTTAAACTCTGCTTTCCCTTTAGAATTTTTACTTCCAGTAGGAGCTGAACATCCAAAATATGTTGATGAGCCCTGGAAGAGTTCTATAAACTCCCCCAGGGTATTGTCAAGTAGATCCATACTAGAATGGAGTTTTTTCTGCTTGATCTTCTTTTTTGTGGTTAGCTCTGATTGCACCTTTTTTACACGACTCGTAAAAGTCAAAGGCAGCTTTAATTGTTTCTTCGCTCTCCACTACACCTATATGCTCGATCTCCCAACCATACCAAGAACCTAAATTGTTTTTTTCCAAAACAGTTTTAAGTAAATATTGTTGAGTAAATGGCGCAGGTCTAAAAAAACCTTTACCATCTTTTTTCTTCGCTCTAAGTGACATCATCATTGAATTCCACTTCTTAGATTTTTTTCTTTGAGTAGATTTCATAGTGATCATAGCCGTAGAAGATTTTTCAGGCTCAACTACTAAAACGTAGTGTGATGCAGTTTCTTCTACATAGTTACCATTTTCAAGACGATCTTTACCATCATCGCCTCTTGTTGTTTTACTCATGATCTCACTATCACTTGAGTAAACATTAACTGGAGCAACAGCACCTTTTTCTCTGTCTTTCCATTCGATGTACTCTAATTTATAAAAACAAGGAATAACTCTAATTCCCTCAGATCCATTATAAAGTTCATCGGTCACTGTGTTGTAGATCATTCCTGGTCTTGCTTCAGCTATAAACTGGCTGTCTCCTTGTGTGACTTGGGGAGATAACTGTCCAAGAACTTTTAGAAATGGTAATGCTAGACTTTTTGAATCTACATTATCAAATCCTTCGTCAGCGAATTGCTCAATATTTATATTAGCAACTGCACCGGCTTCTTTTTTAATCGCTACTTCGTTCGATTGTTCGTCTTTTAGTTTCATATATT